TAAGGATTCCTCCTAATAATGTGTCTCTACTCATTTTGTTTCTAACGCCTCCATTTTAGATTTATTAATAAGATGTTCTGCCAGTGTGTAATTATCAACATTAGTTGTGATAATTGAATTAACCAAGTGTTTGTGAGGAACATGAACTAAAAAATCAGTTCCGTTAAAGAATGTTAAATCATTCTTAAGTTCAATACAACCTTGAACCATTTTCAAAAACAGTTTGAATTGAGTCGCGTTTACAAATGTTTCGCTCAAAAGTACACCGAATGTTTCGTGTTGAATCTTAATGTTATGTGAGTTCATGTTCATATCCCTTTGTTTAGATTACAAAGATAAACATTATTTCTTTAGTAAAAAAATAATTAAACAAAAAAAGGTGTTACATCACTGTAACACCTTCTTGGCTAATACGATGAGAATACTCGTCTTATTGAGAATCTTTAGAAGGATTATTGTTTCCCTTCGTTTCCACTATCTTTTGGATAGTAATCCTCATTGCCGATTAGTTAGACTAATCACTCCTTAAGGTAATAACCACTCTCTTACTACTCTACTCTCTTCAACCTTGCGAGCTAACTCAGGATTCGACTCCTTAGAGGTTTTTGGTAAAAATACGATTGAACTTGGGATTCTTTCGTGCCACGGACCGCCCGTGACTGTGTAGGCAACTTTCGTTATCACCTGACGAACACTTTTCCGTTTTTCTGTTAGTTTTTCACCTATTGAAAAGTTTGGTTTGTGTTGTGGATGAGTCCAAGTAGAGGTCCGTCTTAGGCTTCGTTATCTTTTGAACAACAAAATACCTGTCTACTCGGTGAGATATCCCTATCTCCATATTTTAAGATTACTTCAAACGAACACCTTGGTAGATGTTTTGTAAGGTTAGTAGCGACACCACTCGTTCTCTAACTTACCTTTCGGTTTTAAGTCCCCTCTCATATTGGAGTCCGCAATAATATTGTTGGAACAATATTTTTTGCTTGACCCCTGTGACTTATTCTTATTGTTTTTCCAAACTCAGTTCAGGAACCCACATTCCCAAACCATCCAACCACTTTCCCTAAAGCGTCGCCCTCAATACTCAAGGTCGGATGATATGTCACTTGTATACTCGAGTTCCATTTCTGAAACCGCAATCCTGTTAACACAACAGGTTCACTTTATCCCCCTTTCGAGGTTTATTTAACGACCATATACAGCCGATTATCTTTTTCAGTTATCTCAGAATCAACCCAAGGGTCTCATCATTAACATCCTGATGGATAAATAATATTTTCAAAGAACGTAATTCATATTAATGAAGGAAAGGTCAACCTTACCGAAGTGGGATTTTAACCCTTCCTTCATTTCAATTGTTTTACAAAGGTAGATGAAAGTTTTGACACTGTCAAATTTTTATAAAACTTTTTTCTAACAATCTTACTCTGTTACTACCGATAGTGAGATTTGATTTCGGTGATTGTTAAAGACCAAATAGTGTTACCCGTTTGGTTTACAAAGATAAGAAAGTTTTTTTGAACTGTCAAATCTTTTTTTAGAAATTTTGTGTTTATTTTTTTAATGACCAAAGTCAAAAACCATATTTTATAACACACCCTCTTTCATGGTCTTGGGGTTATCTCCAATTGTTTTACAAAGATATGAATAACTTTTCAATTAATCAAACACTTTTTAAAACTTTTTTTTAATTAGTAGCGGGAGAAGGACTCGAACCTCCGACCTTATGGTTATGAGCCACACGAGCTGCCAACTGCTCTATCCCACGATGTTTGTTGTTAGTTGCGTAGGGCCGGAAACGAACCGACTTGGACTGGCTTATGAGACCAGTGAGATACCTTACCTCCCCCTCGCGATATATCATTATTTTAAAGAACTTCAGATAAAAAATCCCACAAGCTACAAGGGTTTTCTCAAACTCACACTTGCGGGATTTGTTTCACAAAGATAGGAAAGTTTTTTTGAACTGTCAAATCTTTTTTTAACCGCGAAACATTTTCTGGGGTGTTTGTCCTTTCGGACATGAACATATAAATATGTCCTTTTTTTTAAAAATACAATAATATTATTGAAATGTCAAATAAAAATTCAAATACTATTATGTTTTCTAAAGTATTTATTTGATATGAAGGTAAGAATTAACGATAACAGTTTTAATGTAAAAACATTAATTGATAGAGAATCCCAATCAATTGGGATGATGGGTAAAGCATTTGATGGAACTTTTAATGGATTGTTATTCTTAATGGATGGTAAGAAACAATGTTTTTGGATGAAGGGTTGTGTAATTCCATTAGACATAATCATTATAAAGAACAATGTGATTGTAAATATACATCACGATTGTCCTCCATGTAATAATGAATTTGATTGTCCTTCCTATTGTGGAAACGGTAATATTGTATTAGAACTTGAGGGTGGTTCTTGTGAAATCCTCAACATTCAACCGGGTGATAGTATCACTTACGACTTATCTTAATCCTCCGAAGAATTTTTAGACTCCTCAATTTTTTTCTTTAATACTTTTTGAAATTCAGTAGCAATCATTTTTGTAAACTTAACTGATGGTGAATCATCTTTCTCAGAATCATACTTATACTTACCTTGTGGTGGTCTTTTACCTCTACCTAAATAATTAAGTCCTGAGATATTGGTAATACATTTGTGACCACCAGAATTAGACTGAATTAAATCCCAAGCATTAATACCAATTTTATCCATCAATTCAAGTTCTTGTTCAGATAATTCATTGAATGGTTTTTCCATCATTCTTTCAATTTTTCCTAAGGCTTCTTCTCCACCGTCCATGAATACAAATTTTCCACCGTAAAGAGCGTCAAAGTCTTTAAAAGTAAAACCAACACTTTCAGGTCCAGCACTTGTTTCACTAACCCATTTCATAGTTGACAAAGGAATTTTCCTATCCTTTAATTGAGATTCCCATCTAACCAAAACTTCTTGAGCTATCTCCCCAAGATTAACCCCTTTAAGTTCTCTTTCTTTTTTAAACGGATTACAAGATGCTTGAACAAGACCCATCGGCCAAGCCATGATAAGAAAATCCGCCTCAGGATTATTTCTGAATGGTGTATATCTGTCGTAAGACCCAGGCTTAAACATACTACCCCCACCGTATTGAAAAATAATGTTATCAGACACTGTTGGATAGTCTGCCATTTTGTCTGCATAATCTTGTGCATTTTTTTGTAAGTCTTCAGGTTTGGCGGCATTTGTTTTTGTCATCCAAGCTCTAATGTTATTTAGTATAGACAATAAAGAAGGTTCAGAATCCATAACCAATCCTTCTAAAAATCCTGGTTTGTTTTTAAAAGCTAAAAGTAATTTGTTTATTACTAAACCTAATAACATTTTATTCTTTTGTAATGAAGAGTCTTTATCTATTCTGTAGATATAATTAACCACTTCTTTTGGTGTAATATCATGTTTTGCATAATCCGCAGAATCCACGGTATTAATCAATAATATATCAGATGATGGGAATAAATCTGTTGGTGAAACTACTTGAGAAATAGTCTCAACATTTGAACGAGCCCCTCTAAATTGTTTGGAGGTACCCTTTTCAACACCAACTTGTTTATCGTGATGGTCTGTGTGAATCACAAACATTGGTTTACCATGAGCAAAATCTACTAGAACAGGCATTGTATCCCCTTGAGCGTCATTCTTTTTAACCGAGAACTCCTTATCACCATATTGTATAATATGGGCACCAACAACATCAATACCGTTGTCTTCAAGGTATTTTTTCATCGCAATCGCTGTTGTTACCCCATCAAGGTCTTGGTGAAAATAAATCTCAGCTTTTTGATATCTTTTCTTTAAGGCGTTGATATTTCTCAACCCTGATTCTGATATAATTCTTTTCATAAATTAAAATAATTTACTTATCCAAGCAACAGCTTTATCAATAATGTCTTGGTCCAATCCTAATTTATGTAATGCTGTATATGTGTCAGGTCCTGGAATTCCGTCAGGGTTAATATTCTCTTTTTCTTGGAATTTTTTAAGAGCGTTAACCGTAGTTGGTCCCCATTTTTCATCCACAGGTATTTGGAATAATTTACCATTCACCCCAACTTTTTTCATTTTAAAATAATCATTAAGAGCCGTTTGTAATTCAAACACTTCTTGACTACTTAGTTGATTTTGTTCTTTAATAACTCTTCTAACTAATTTAGTTAAATCTGATTCTGTTAATCTTATAATTCTTTTTGCCATTTTATTTTTTAATTTGTATTAATTTACATTCCAGGGATTGGATTTACTTGTCCCGTGAATAAACCTCTTAAGAATTTAGCGAATGGGTCACCTGTGACATTGTCACTTGACACACTCTGTGATATATCATCTGCGGTATTTTTGATAGGGTCTACTGGTGAGTTTCCTTCTTTAAACGATTGATTAAAATATTCTTTAGATTCGGGAGTTTTCTGATAATCTTCCATTGACTTAATCATTTCATTTTCACTACCTAATTTTTTAATAACTTCTTCCGCTCCTACCCAATTTCCAATACCAATATAATCCAAGAACCCTAACCACCATTTGGTTTGCTGCATCATAATCTTTAATCTTCTACCTTCAGGGCTTCGGAACACTCTTGGAATTCCTCCGAAGAATGTTTGACTCAAAAATCCAGGTTTAGATAGTGCCGCAACATCAAATACTTTACTATCTTTCATCAAATCTTTAAGTGCCTGAATATCATGAATTTTAGCTTTACCTAACTTCATGTCGGCTTCTAATGATTTTGCCAAACCACTAACACCTTTACTTTTAGTACCCGCTCTACCCAATAAAGTGAAATAATCCATAATAGTGTTCTTCATACCTTTGAATGGTCCCACAGGAAGTTCTTTTAAAAAACTATTAACTTTTTCTGCCCATCCACCAGTACCACCAGCACTTTGTAAGAATTTACCAACAGGTCCTGGGTCTTTAGCAAGACTTGAAATCATTTCAGTTGCTTTTGCAGGATTAGTTTTAGATAGTTTTATTGCCGCTTCTAATTCTTTTGTTGCTTTGGAGCCAATTTTCATTGCTCCCATAACAGGCTTAGCGACAATGTCACCAACAAAAAATGGAACCGCAGCTACTAAACTTAAGACACCAAAAAGGGTATCTCCTTGTATAAAATAAGAAATAGCATTGATTGAATCGGTGATTGGTGTTGGGTCTATGATACCGACAATATCCATCACATTGTTATACCACGCCTCATTAATTGTTTTCTCACCATTTTTATCTTTAATGATGGATTCTTTAATTAATTTTAATTGGTGTTCAGTAATTATAATTTCACTCATTTAATCTTTTATTAATAAATATTCGTAGAAACAAAAAAAAGGGTCAATGACCCTTTTATTATAAATCTAATTCTATTTGTTTGTTTTTATCTATAAAGTGTTGAACTCTATCAGTGGCCACTTTGGTATAATTCTCACTTAATTCAATCCCTATCCATCGTCTTCCACTTACTTCAGCAGCAACTAAACTAGTACCACTACCTGTGAATGGGTCCAAAACAATATCATTCCTATATGTTAATATTTTGATTGCCTTTAATGGTATATCCATTGAGAATGTCGCTTTGGTTTGTTGTTTAGTATCTGCAAAATATTCCCATTGTCCATATACTAAACTCATAAACTCTTTCTTATCCTCATCTTGATACATCATCTTTTGTTTAATAGTACCATCCTCTTGTTCTAAATCAACCAATTCTCCTTTCCATTGTGATTCACCCTTAACCTTTTTAATACGGTCTTTCTTATAGGCCAATACTACACACTCTTTTGGATTATAAATGTATGGACTACTTGGTGACATCCATGAACCCCAAGCTGTGGTTTTACTTCTGTGTGGTGAGTTCTCATCAAGGTCTACAAGCCCATAGAATTTAAATCCAACTTTCTTCATCACCGCCCAAAATTCAGACATAAATAATACTCTACCACCTCTATCTTGTACATTTACTTCATAAGGTATGTTTATTGCAACTCTACCATCATCTTTTATTAACCGATATGCCTGTGTCAACCATTGTTCTGTAAATTCCCAATACTCATCCATCATCATTCTATCGTCATGACTATCATAATCAATACCAACATTATATGGTGGAGAGGTTACAATTAAATCAATAGTTGACTCAGGAAGTTTAGCCATCTCAACAATACAATCTCCTTGAATAATTCTTTTTGTTTCTAACATTATAATTTACCTTCTTGTTTTAATTGTTCTCTTATTTTGGTGGCTGAGATATCACTCACTTCTTGAGGTGGTAAATGCTCTATTATATCGTAACCAACTCCTCTTCCAAAATTTACCGATTCAACATCAGGGATTACCATAACCTTAACTCTTCCCTCAATAATTAAATCATATAACTTGATAAGGATATTTTCATAAACTTCTTGTGCTGTGAATGGGTTCTGTTCGTTAGGTTCTATGTCTCTAACACAGATTAAAACATTCTTACCTTGTTCAAGTCTTTGGTCTATCAACCATCTGTGCCCATCGTGCCATGGTTGCCATCTTCCAATAAACATTGAGAATTGTTTACCAGGGTTATTTTTTAATTTTGGGTCTCCTTCTATGTGTATCTTTTCCATATTATTTTTTAAATATTTTTTCAACACATTCGGCAACAGTGATGTTGTCGGTGCACATGTCAATGTAATTTTCTGTTGGTGGTTCATAGTCTTGAACAAAGAATTGTTCCCTACCTCTTACCTCTGAAGTATAAACATAAACTTCTTTTATTGCATTTTCAAGTTTCTCTTTGAATGCATCTCTTTGTCCTTTGTAAGGAGACACTAATGATACTAAAACATTTTGTCCTTTGGAGTGAAGATATTGAGCCAAATGTTGAGCTAATTGTATATTCTTCATTCGTCCTTCTTTTGAATAATCTTTATTATCAAATAATTCTCTAATATCATCACCATCAATATGGTACCAATTATTGAAGTACCTTAACTCCATAATTGATTTTGCCAATGTTGTCTTACCTGCACCAGGTTGTCCTGTTAACCAATAAATCATTTTTCTAAGTTTTTAATTTTTCTCTCCAAATACCATAAAGCTTTCTTTAAATCTTGGAGTTCTTTATCCGAGTCTTTTTTACCCGCTCTCGCAACATACTTAACAACATTGAAGATGTAAGCATCTTTATCAAGCCCCCAAGCCTCGCAAACTTTTACAACTTCATATGGATTATCCTGACCACCGTAATGTTCTGGGTGGTTAACCATTTCTTTATTTTTACTCATAATTTCACTATGTAATATTTCCCCAATTTAAGAGACTTTTTATGGCCATTTCTAACAGAAAACAATGGTTTTGTGGTCACATTAATTCCAAACCCATTATTAAATCTAATAGACCATCCTGATGGTGAAGTACTAAATAAAATAGAATAATCAAATACTCTAATCACAGTTTGACTACAACCACTACCAATATAATATGTTTTCTTAGATATACACATAATGATTATTGGTTATCACTTCGTTTTCCTCTCTTAGTCGGTACTTGGTCGGTTACTTGGTCGGTTACTTGGTCGGTCTTTTTAACTTTACCTCTGTATTCTTTCCAATCTGATTTTGGTGTGTAAGCCCAGTTACCACCTTTTACTCTAATTCCAGCGTCATAGTCGGTAGTTCTCATAACTTCCCCTAATTCTCTACCTTTTGTTTGTCTAATTAATTTAATGCACTTCATTGTTTCCTCCGTGTTTTTTATTGTTAATAATTATAAGAATTTCTTTATCTGACTTACCTTTACAATATAACTTATGAATAAAATCACCCATCTTATCTTCAAAGATTAAAGCATCACTCTTACCATAATATTGTTTTAGCCTACCATTGTTTAAAGCATTAATACTTCCTTCAAGAGTAACCCATCGTTTATTAAATCCCATAAGTAATTATAAGAAACTTATTTTTCAGAGTCAAAGGAATTCATCTTTTCAAGGTTAACAATTTGAAAAATGTATGCCATTAGTTTTCTTTTCATGATTGGAATCATGGTTTGTTCCATTGGTAGTTTTTGAGAACATTTCATCTCAAATATTGGAAGGTCTTTATAAGAATCTGTATGATTCCATTTTGTGAAAGTATTGATAACACTAGTTAGTGTCATCCCATTCAAAGTATTATCGTAAATTAAATTAATATAAGTTTTATTATTATGAGTATCCCCTTTTGGTTTTTTTATTTCATATTCCCAAACCATTAATTTTTCATTTTCTTTATCAAAATAAAACATATAACCCATACCAGAGATTAATCCTTTTTTGTTTTTTTTAAGAAAAATGTCTGTACTATCATAGGCTAAATTCCATATTGATTTTGCAATATTAAACGCATCAAATAATTTTCCACCTGAAAATGTAAGAGTCTTATCTAACTCACTTTCTTCATCATTTGATAATTGTCTTGGTTTTTTTGAAATAAGTTCTTTAACAAGGATTTCATCATCACACGACTCAAATTTTTTATTAGTCAGTAATAATGTATTTTCTTTAACAATAGATTGTAAGTTCGCCAAATGTAGCGACAATTCAACAAAGTCAGGATATATTTCCAACTTATCAAATCCTTTTTCACATTTTTGTAAGTAATCTAATAAAGTATATTTGTTATATTCAAAATCAATAGGCTCTTTGAACATCCACTCAGGATTTAACTTAAATGATATTTTTTTCTTTCTTCCCATTTTTCAATAATACAATTAATGATAAATTAATCAATTCTGATTACATAAAATAACTCATCTTTCACATAAATCTCATCAGCACTACCATCATAACTACTTATAGTTGCACCATACCCATCAGCATTTATCACTCCTTGGATAAAATCATCTTTGTCAATATAATTCTCCCAATCTAACCCATAATTTTGCATGAATTCTTCCGGGTCATAATTAACATCACGAACTAACTCATTAATCTTATCTTCAATCATATCCTCAGGGAAGTCTCCGTCAGGATTGGTTTCTATTTCTTCAATCTCTTCTTTAAATTCTTCAATAAGTTCATTTAATTCATCAATCTTGTCTTGAATACTTTCATCTCCTTCACCACCATCCATATGACTTTCCATGTCATTAATATGGTTTTCAAGTTTTTCAATTTTATTATTCAAGATTTCAATTTTTTCTTCTTGGTCTTCAGATAACATTCTATCCTCATCACTAAAATAAGATTCAGGACTATCTCTCACATCATTTTCATAAACATCTTCCGCTTCTTTAACAATAGCTTCGGTGTCCAAATACCCTTGAGCAAATCCTGAGTTAAATCCTGTATAACCAATATCATCAATTAAATTATCCACGTAGTCATAACAACTTTTTTGCATATCATCATCATCACCAACCCCATATCTTCTACCATCTAAATCAGCATCAATAACTTCAAATTCAGTTAAGTCATAATGTTGTCCCACAGGAACAATGTTGTACACATCAATATGTCCATCATAAGTTGTTAATTCATCCTCAAGAGCTTCAATTTCATCTAATATTTCAACATTTTCATCAGGTTCTCCTTCTCTTTCATCATCATCATATCTTCTTTTAAGTACCTCTATCTCATTATTAATTCTTAGAATATCCGCCCTGTCATCATTAGTTAATACACTAACATCTGAATTTTCAACAAGAAAGTTTAGTAATGCATGGGCCTCTAATCCTTCATCAGGACAATCACCATTCAAATCCCATTCCTCATCTTCTCTTCTCTCTTGAGCGTCTTCCCTCATTCCTTGAACTCTCTGTTGTTCTCTTAATCTTTCAAGTCTTTCTTTTTCTTTTTTGGCAGAAGCAATATCAGAATATATTTTAAGTTGTTCTCCGTATTCTTGTTGTAAATAAGAATCAACTGAAGATATTATTTCATTAATTTTGTTTGTGTTGAGTATCCATCCATTTTTAATTGCCTCATCTTTCGCGTCATAATAAATTGTACCCCCATCAAATTTTCTTAATAACGCAACTTTATACAATGGGTCACTGGTTGCTTTAGTTCTATCTAAAATGTAGAATAACTTTCCATCTTCATTATATCTTTTGAATTGGTAATCAGATTCTGCCGCAGTACACCACTTGGTACCTTTACCATAATAACACGAAGCGTCATGTGTTAATGGATTAACAACAAAAAACTTTCCATCATCATAAACAACATTACCACCCTCAACTTTTTTAACATCTCTCCGAGCCCTATTATGATAGTTCACAATTGAGTTTATTAATTCATCAGCATTTTGATATTGTGTAATATCAGTTTTTGGTAGGTTTGTTGAAATCTTATCAAACCTTTCAAGAGCATCTACTAATTTGGTAAAGTTCTCATCAAAGTTAATGTTGTCAGATACCTTGCCTACCCACTCAAAATATTTTTGTGGTACTTTCTCAATAATTTTGTTCAAATTTTCAGGTGAAAATTTCTTTCCATACTTGGATTTAAAGTCATCAACTCTTCCTTCTTGTATTAATTTTAAAAAATCCATTAATCTTTTATTTAATAAATATCATTTTTATATTATAATTAAACCATAATCACTATTTATAGTAATAAAGTTATTGTTTAATATGGTAGGAGGGATTTACAAGATAGAAAATTTAATTGATGGTAAAGTTTATATCGGAAGTTCTATTAATATTATTAGCCGAAAACAAAAACATTTTTGGATGTTAAAAAAAGGGATTCACGATAATTGTCATCTCCAACATAGTTACAATAAATTTGGTGAGGATTCATTTATATTTGAAGTATTAGAAGAATGTAATAATAAAGATTTAATAATTAAAGAAAATTATCATATTTTTAAATATAAATCTAACAATAGCGAGTTTGGTTATAATTTGGCAACCGTAAATGAATTTAGAAGAAATACATATAATAATGAAGTTAAAGTTAAATTGTCTAAATATAATTTAACCAAGAATGGTAATTTTAATACATATTCACTAACTAATATTCAAACTAATAAAGAACACACATTTAATACATTAGTTGACGGCGCCAATTATTTAATTCAAAATGGATTTGCAAAAGGGAAATCTCGGAATGTGAGAATGAAATTATCAAACTCGCTTAGGGGGATTAAAGTTAACAATGGAAGTAAAACAGAAACAATAAGAAAAACTTGTTATAAACATAATTTTAATATAATAAACTAAAAAAAACGAATCACTATGTCGTGTGGATGCAAAAATAAGCAAAATCAAACACCTGAGCAACAAACCGCTCAAGTTCAACAGGCACAAGCTGTTAAACAACAACAAACTGAAAGCATTAAACAAGCTATCAAGAAAACTGTTGAGAAGTACTACAATGTAAATAAAACCTCTAACTAAGGAATTTTACATAAATTAACAGAGGGACAATGAAAATTGCCCCTTTTTTTGTATTTATACATATGGATTTTAATGATATAGTAGAAAAATTTAATAATGGAGATTTAGATGTTGAAAAATATTTTAACGACTATGAGACTTTCTTCAGTGTATTAAAGAAAAGAGGTTTAATGAGTGAAATAGACCCAAATAATGCCACTGATGGTGACCAATGGCAAAATGAATATTTGTTATGGTTATACCATAATGATAAAACCGCCTTTAACAAATGGGTACCACCTCTATTGAATGATGTTATTTTTAAAGACGGTGTTTATTATTTGGATGTTGATGATAGAGGTGAGTTAAGTAAATTATTTTGTGATGGTAGAAATGATATCTCACGAAGTACTATTGAAGGTATTCTTAGCGGTGAAAGTGATTGGGACCCTTATTGGAACACAACCGATGATGTTTACAGAGATGTTGTTGAAGAGCTTAATGAAGACAATTTAAAACTTCTTGGTGAATACATTGTATCTAATCTTGAGGGTAAAGAAATTGAACCAGAAACCGAACTTTTGTCTGACATTGCAACATCCCAAGGAACTGAAAATCCAATCATTAATTATGAGAATGTTACTCAAATAATTAGAGACGAAGAAACATTAAAATATTTGTGGGACACTGGATTACCAGAACTACACGGAGAATTGTATAGTATTCATAGTCAATCATATAATAATGCGTATGAAGATACTGTTTGGGAAGAAGTTTGGAATGAACTTAGTACTTACTTTATAGGTCATGGCGAATGGGTATCAAGACCTCACAGATATAAAAAAGATACCGAAGTTCAACACTTTGTCATACCAATAGCCAATTTTGAATCCGATATTGTTAAATTTTTAGAAGATAATAAAGGTTACGGTAATTCAGGTACTTTAGAGTATTGGGGTAGTTACGTAGATGTTTTAAAAGAATGGGCTGATTGTTTGGGTGTTCGCTCACCAGATTACCCTGATTTTCAAAAAGTAGATAAAAATATAAATGAATTATTTCCTGATTATATTTAATATTTTTATAATCTTCTATTCGTTTTATTTTTTAAAATCCCTATTATTCACTCAATAAATAATAATTTAACTTATTGATGAATTTAAAGAAAATCGGAAGTAATATCTTTGCAACAAATTTATTTGCAGATTTCATATTATCTAAAATACCAAAAGAAGAACAGTCTATCATAAAAGTGATTGATTGTACCAACTTCTTTGTAAT